TAACAGACGCTACCTACAAAGCCACCTTCACCCTGGGATCCCACTCGGGTTCTGCGACTGCTACCACGAAGACGCTCGAGTATGCCATCCCTCTTGCCTGGTGTACGGAGCTTCCGAACAAGACGTCTGGGACCGCTAACGTGGCCTGCCAGGTATTGTTCGGAGGGCAGGTCTATTCGACGTTCAACACAACAATCGCCGTGTCCGTCCCCGCAAGCGTCGTACCGACTGTTTCCTCCATCACCCTTGCGGATAAGGCCGACACACCGGTCCCCTCTTCCTGGAACCTGTATGTTCAGCACCAGAGCGGCGTGAGGCTGTCCGCGATCACTTGCGCGGGGGCGCAGGGATCTACGATCAGCACTGTCAGGCTTCAGGTTGGAACCCAGTCGGTCTCTCAGACATACTCCGCGTCATCACTTCCCCAGATCGACACGATCACACAGAGCGGCAGCCTTACCGTGACGGTGACAGTGACCGACAGCCGCGGCAGGACCGGGTCGAAAACTGCGACTGTGACCTTCCAGCCGTACTCGTCACCGAAATTCACACAGTGCCGGAGTGAACGCTGCAACGCCCAGGGGGATGATGATAACGACGGCACCTATTTCCTCAGTACGACGACTGTGGAGTACTCCTCATGCGGCGGGAAGAACGCCGTCACGATGACGATGAAGTACAAGAAGACGGACGCGGTCGTTTATAACCCGGAGGAAACGATCACACCCGGAGTCAATATCTGTGGAGGAAGCCTTGATACGGAGTTTTCCTACGATGTCATGTATACGGTCACGGACCAGTTCCGGTCAGTATCCTTCATGGACTATGTTTCCACAGCGGTCTACCTGATGCACTTCCTCCATGGCGGGAAGGGTGTGGCTTTTGGTCAGAAGGCAACTTTGGAGGACTATGTAGACTTCAACTTCAAAGCCCTGTTCAGGAAGCTGGCTTCATTCCTGGGAATCGCTAAGTTTAAACAGTCTGATGTAGACCGGGTAGTGATCAATGATCCCAACCAGACCAGTCCCCTCATGGTCGACCAGACCGGATCCGGGACGCTCTATCCTGTGGTCTTATCCGACTCCCCGACATTCACCGGGACGCCAAAGGCGCCAACCGCGGCGGTGGGTACGAATACGACACAGCTGGCAACAACGGCGTTTGTACACGGCACTGTGCATAAGGCAGCCACTCAGATTTACAACACAAAGGTGACTCCAGCGGATGTGAGCACGACCTATAAATATACGACGATCAACGCGCTGGCTGACTGGAACATGGTCATCATACGCTGCGCGGTCCACAATAATCTCCGGCTCCTTGTATTTTTCAGGCCTTATACGGGCAGCCAGCAGTTTTCGGACACACCGAACAGCAGCACTTATATAAGAGGCGGATTTGTCGTTGACTGGACTAACAAACGCGTGGGGATCCGATGCGTCAACGGCACGGACTCAAATAAGGATACGGTTTATTTCGATTATATTTTTGGCATCTTTTGACGGGTACTCTTTACGAGTACCTTTTTATGCAAAAGAAAGAGAGGATTTTACGATGAAACAGTTTTGGAGTATCTGTCAGCTTGCTTTTACCGTCACCGGGGGATGGCTCGGTTACTTCCTTGGCGGTTGTGACGGGCTTCTGTTCACCCTGCTCGTCTTTGTTACGGCGGACTACCTTACAGGCATCATGTGCGCAATCGTGGATAAGAAGCTCTCCAGTGAAGTGGGCTTTCGCGGGATCATGAGGAAGGTCATCATCTTCCTTCTGGTCGGGATCGCCCAGATGGTGGATATCAACGTGATCCGGAGCGGGAGCGTCCTTCGGACGGCGGTGATCTTCTTTTACCTGTCCAACGAAGGCGTGAGCGTCCTGGAGAACGCCGCCCATCTGGGCCTCCCCGTTCCCGAGAAACTCAAAGAGGTCCTGGAACAGCTCCATGACCGGGAGGACAGAGAAAACTGAATAAAGATCTGACGGTACAGCCCGCGGGTTTTCTTCGGAAAGCCTGCGGGCAATTTTTTTTGTCATTTTTTCGGCAAAACACGCCGCTTCTCTCTTTTAGGGACCAGGAAGGCAAAAGTATTAACGATTGTGAGCCGCCTTCCAGAATCTCGGAGGTGAAGAAAATGACAGATGCACAGAGGACCGCGATAGCGGAATACCGAGGAAAAGGGTACGGGTATAAAAAGATCAGCCAGCTTATGGGGATAAGCGAGAACACCGTCAAGACGTACTGCAGGCGCAACGGACTCGGCGGTACGGCGGCTCCCGTAAAAAATGCTGACGGAGGGGTGGCCTGCAAATGCTGCGGAGCGACAATCACACAGATCCCGGGCAGGAAACCCCGGAAGTTCTGCTCCGATAGGTGCCGCAACCGCTGGTGGAACACCCATCTCGACCTGGTAAAGAGGAAGGCTAACTATAAGTTCGTCTGCCCGACATGTGGAAAACCGTTTACCGCTTATGGGAATTCCAATAGGAAATACTGCTCACATGAATGTTATATCGAAGACAGGTTTGGAGGTGGTCACTATGAATAAAGAGGAAGGGCGCAGGGAGATAGTGTACCAGATGACCATGACGGCAGTTCGAAAAATGCTTGAAGAGGGGCTTATCTTAAGGGAGGAATACGAGAAATTTGATACAAAAATGAGGCAGAAATACGAGCCTATTTTCGGCAGATTATTCTCTGATCTCAACTTGATATAACCGGGATGCTACGGGAATATGGCATCGAAAGGAGGTATGGCTTATGCCGACAATAAAGAAGATAACGCCCCATGCCGTGCTTCCCGTGCGGGGAAAACGGGTCGCCGCATATGCCCGGGTTTCTGTTGAGACGGAGCTGCTGCTCCATTCCCTCTCCGCGCAGGTCAGTCATTACAGCGGACTGATACAGAGCAACCCCGCATGGGAATACGCGGGAGTCTACGCCGACGAGGGCGTGACGGGAACGAGCACAGCCCACAGGGACGGTTTCAACCGGCTGTTGGAAGACTGTGACGCCGGGAAGATAGACCTGATCCTGACAAAGTCTATCAGCCGTTTCGCAAGGGACACGGTGGACTGCCTGAACGCCGTCCGGCATCTGAAGGACATTGGAGTTGAAGTCCGTTTTGAGAGGGAGGGGATATCGACGTTCACCGCGGACGGGGAACTGCTCCTCACACTCCTGGCTTCCTTCGCCCAGGCTGAGAGCGAGAGCATCGCAGCCAACGTCAGGTGGGCAGTAAGGAAAGGATTTGAGGAAGGAATTCCCAACGGCCATAAGGCTCCCTACGGGTATGAATGGGACGGCGGGAAGTACCGGATCGTCCCGGAGCAGGGAGAAGTCGTGAAACATATCTTCAAGAGATACATTGCGGGGGATTCCGGTTATAAGATCGCGAAGGATCTGGAAGCCCGGGGCATCCTCGGACAGAGCGGCGTCCCGATGTGCGATACCACCATCAAGGATATCATCTCCAACATTTCCTATACGGGGACGATGATCCTGCAGAAGAACTATTTCACAGAAAACCATGCCCGCAGGCGTAACAAGGGCGAACTTCCCCGTTACGCCGTGGAGGATATGTACGAGCCGCTTGTGTCCCCAGAGGATTACGAGAAGGCGCAGGCCATCCGGCGGTGCAGGGCAGAGGAGTCATCCGACGCCAGCATACAGCCTACGAGGTTCTCTGGGCTGGTGAGATGCGGGAACTGCGGATGCGGAGTCAGCAGACGCACGTCCGGCGGCTCAAAGAGGTGGGTCTGTAACAAGAGGGAAAGACGGGGCATCAGAGTCTGTGACATGCGCCCGGTGACGGAGAACGAGCTTGAGGCTGCCGCGGAGAGCGCGGTCGGTGCCGTGGATGACGCCGGGTTCCGCAGGCTTGTCAGCCGGGTAGTCGTCCACGGCGACCGCATCGAGTTCATGCTGACGAGCGGCAGGTCAAAAACGATTCCGAGAAAGTACGATGTCCGTACCGGATTCTCCGGAAAACTGGTCTGCGCAGAATGCGGCGCGAAGCTCACCCGCGACACCTGGAGAAAGCGCGGGAAGGGAACCGTCTCCCGGATCAAGGTCTGGACATGCGGCACTCCGCGCTCATCATGCTCTCTGAGACGGGTGACAGAGGAAGAACTGCATCGGGCCGCCGCCAGCATCCTTAAGTCGGATGATCATGAACCCGCCTTTGTCGAGAAGGTGCGGCAGGCAGTCGTATCCAACAAGGACATCAGGTTTGAACTTAAGAACGGAGAGGTAAAGATATGGCAAAGAGAGTAAGGCAGATACCGGCTACACTGAACCGCTTCACTTCCGCACCGGCATATTCCGCGGTGAAGAGGAAGGTAGCGGGGTACGCGAGGGTATCCACGAACAATGAAGAGCAGCAGTCAAGTTACGAAGCACAGATGGACTACTACAGGTCCTACATCACCAGCAGGAGCGATTGGGAGTTCGCAGGGATGTATTCCGACGAGGGCATCACGGCGACCAACACCAGGCACCGGGAAGGGTTCAACAAAATGGTCGAAGACGCGATGGCCGGAAAGATCGAGCTTATCATCACGAAGTCCATCAGCCGTTTCGCGCGCAATACGGTTGATTCTCTGACGACGGTCAGAAAGCTGAAAGAGAAGGGCGTGGAGATCTATTTCGAGAAAGAAAACATCTGGACGCTGGACTCCAAGGGCGAACTTCTCATTACCATCATGAGCAGCCTCGCCCAGGAGGAAAGCCGCAGCGTCTCCGAGAACACCACCTGGGGCATACGAAAGGCTTTTGCTGACGGAAAAGCCCATGTAGGTTATTCCAACTTCCTCGGTTACGACAAAGGTTTCGTCATTAACGAGAAGGAAGCCGATACGGTGCGGCTCATCTACAAGCTGTTCCTTTCCGGACTTTCCCTTTACGCAGTCGCAAAGGAACTTGAACGCAGGGGGATAAAGGCGCCATTCGGCGGCAGCACATGGCACATTTCAACAGTAAAGTCTATCCTGACAAACGAAAAGTATATAGGGGACGCCCTGCTCCAGAAGCAATATACGATTGACTTCCTTCAGAAGAAAAAGAAAAAGAACGAGGGCGAGGTCCCTCAGTATTATGTTGAGGGGCATCATGACGCGATCATCTCAACCGGTACTTTCAAACTTGTACAGGCTGAGTTCATGAAACGAAGCAAAGCAGGAAGGAGTTACAGGGGAGCGAACATCTTCTCGTCAAAGATCAAGTGCGGTGACTGTGGAGCGTGGTATAGTGCCTGGGTGTGGCACTCTAATGACAAATATCGGAAGGTCGTCTACATGTGCAGCCGGAAATACAAAGATGGAAAAAAGTGCTGTACGCCGCATATTACAAAAGACGGGATAAAGGAATTGTTCCTGAAAGCCCTTAACACGATGCTTCGGGAGAAAGAAGAGATGATTGCCAATCTGGAGATGTTGCGGCAGACGGTCTCCGACACATCGTCATTGACGGAGGAGCGGGAACGGACCATGGCGGAGATCTCCAGCCTGGAAGAGAAGCTTCGTACCCTCATTTCCGAGAACGCCAGGGTGGCTCAGGACCAGGATGAATATGGACATCAGTACGCAGCTATCTATGATGAATATGAGAAGAAACTCTCCAGTCTGGATGAGATCGATGCGGAGATCACGAACAGGGAAGCGCGGGAGGAACGAATACGGATATTCATCGGCAGCCTTTCCGACCTTGACAAAGAGCAGGAGGTTTTCGACGAACAGCTCTGGTGCGGAATAGTTGAGCACGTGACCGTCTACGCAAAGGACAGGATCGTCTTCACGTTTGCGGGAGGGATCGAGATAACGGTCGGGTAACTGAAGATGGGCTGGGGCGCCTGGGAATCCCCGGGCGTCCTTTTCAGTAGAAGATTGAAAAATATGCTTGATACAGGTATATTTTTAATGAATCTTTTAGTCAACTCGTGGCAACCAGTAATTATGACAATTAAGGACAAAAGGAAGATTACAGATGCTGCTATTTTCTACGTTATTGGATATAAATGATACCCTCACAAAAGACGCGTTCATTCAGTCAGTTATTGACTGGAACCAGGGAAGCCCTCATGAGGCTAATATCATTCCCGGCATCAAGTGGAATGGTGAGCACAATGTCCGGTATGGAAATAAAAATATGTGGCTGGACATCCAGGAATACCGGAATGGCAACATCATAGCCGTCAGATATGAGAAAACGGAAGAAGACGGAGTCGTATGGGACACGGACTATGTAATGAACTTCAATGAGATGCGGATGGCCATTCGGCTCGACCGCAGTTACCTTGCGGACGCATTGACTGTGGATCCGAAGTTTTCCACCCCGCATTACATCGCGCTTCTTTCCGACAGAGGATATCTCATAGATGATGGAGATCTCCCGACCAGCAGATTTCCGTCCTTTATCGACAAAACGAATATCGACATCCTGGGCAGCATAATCAACGATTCAAAACGGTACAAACTGCCCGTAGTCTATGTCTCGAAAAACTATGACAATTCCGACCCGGTGGATGTAAAGCTGCTTGCGAAACGGCTGAGAGGAGCGGCGCACGTCCTTGTCCAGAAGGGAAAGTGGCTTAACCAGCGGATACGTCAGACTTGCAATAACAACAATGAATATTCAGGAGCCGTGGGTGTGTATTTTCCTAACCTTGCGGTTCAGAGTAAGCGGTTCTTTTACAGGGCCGCCAAGGGATACGACCAGGTGATGCTCGATAAAGTTGTACGCGCCGTCATCAACTATGGCATTTCTCAAAAGGTCGATACCTTATACACATACCAGGGAGTTGCATACGCTATGTTCCTCGACCGTTGGAAAAGCCGGGGAGAGGATCTTATCGAACTTGAAAGAGCCAAGAACAGCGCTGAGTTTGCCCAGGAACTGGCTGAGATGGAACGGGATGAGGCGGAGAAGCGGCGCGAGGAAGCGGATCAGCTTGTCGATTCCACTGATGAAGAGATCGCTGAGATGCGGCTTAAGATTGAAGACTTATCTCAGCAGAACGAGCTTCTTACAGCTGAAGTAGCCAGCCTGCGAGCAAAGCTGACGGGACTCGATTCCCAGCCCATCATTTATATGGGAGATGAAGATGATTTCTTCCCGGGAGAGATCAAGGACATAGTTCTCCGCACTTTGGATAAAGCCTCTAAAGACAATCCGAAGTCGCGCCGGGCCAGTGTGTTGAGCGATATTGTACGAAACAATAACTACGAGCATATATTGGATGATAAAGGAAAAGAACTCAAAAACAAGCTCCGGGGGTATAGATCCATGTCTGGTTCACTTCGGCGGTACTTGGAAAAACTCGGCTTAGTTATCACAGAGGAAGGTAAGCATTACC